TACCCACCACCAGTGCGGTAGCAATCGGATTGACCATTCCCGCTTGTACCAAAGACAGGGTTGATGCACCACCGCGAACGGTCATGCGGAGTCGCGCACCCGACAACACGCTCGTGTTTGCCGCCATGTAAGTGCTGTCGATTCCTCCAAGTGCAGCATCCTCTGCTACCACCATCGCCGCAGACAGTGCGTTGAATGCGTTTACCTCAACCGTTCCTGTTGAAACCATCGTGCGCGGAACCGCACCGTACAACCAGTGCTTGTCGTAGCGTTTCGCAATCAGCGATTCAAGGTAGCGCGGACGCAACCGCGCTGCGTCAGCGGAAGCGATGTCACGGGTTTGCAAAATTGCCTGATTGCTCGACCTACTCATTTGTTTGCTCCTTACATTTGCAGATACGCAATTTTTGGCGACATTTCCCTCGAAAAAGTTACAGCAAAACTTTCCGCCGCGTCCTCGCATGCGGTTATCCATTCTTCGTTTATTTCCTTCGCTAGGCGTTTTGCTTCTTCGTTGTTACCCCCGTCTTCCAAAAAGGCATTTCGATCAATATGCTCCTCCCACTCCCTACCAATTTCTTCTACCAACATCGTCTCCATTTTTAGGCTGACAGAATCTATCGCCCTTTGAACTTCCTGCTCACAAAACTTTCCAAGTCTTATCAAGTATTTGTCAATATTGAAACCGTTTGCATCTCGCCGCTGAAGTTTCGGCGTTGGCTTGGGCTTGGGATCGTGGTTGTAGATGTTGTTGTTGCGCATGGTTGTTCTCCTAAGTTTGTTTAGCCGCCGTCCTGCCCCTTGACGATGTCGCTTTTGAACTTTTCCACCTGTCCAAGTAGGGTTTGGGTCTCGTCATCAAGTGGCTCCATATTGAACATGGCGCGGCATTCTTCGGCTAGTCGCTCCAATGCTTCGGCCAGTGTGGCTACCACCTCTTCTTTGGCAGAAATTATTTCGTCTGCGATATCCTCTGCATCTTCAAACCTACTGGCTGCAGCCTTGATATATTTTTCGCCCCCAAACGCGAACTCTTCCTGCAGGTTAGCGACCAGTGCTGTAAGTTGGCTTTCCACTTCATCAGCGATGTCTTGGACACCGTTTTGAGCCATATCTGTAAGTCCTACTGTTCTCATTGGTAAGGTTTCCTTTGGCTTCCGTGTTTATTTCGCAACTACCAGTCATTGCTCTTGATGAACCTGACTAGGTCTTGCTTCAATCGCACGACTATGTCATCTACTGCATCAATGCAGGTTTCCTTCATCTTTTGCACGGCTTCATCAAAATCACCCTCGTGCCCGTCTTTGGCAATGTCATTTCTAAGCGGGCCTAGCACATTACTGAACACACCCACGAAAGCGTCTGTTGCCGTTTCCAGTTCGCCGTTCACATCGTCAAAAAGTGCCTGTTCGTACGGGCGTATATCAATATCATCGCTGCGCTGTCTCATTGTTGTGTTCTCCTTAGTTAGATTATGTTTCATACGATGCTCTTTTTTGGCGAGGGCTTTATCAACCACTCCGCCAAACACACTTTCCCACTCCTGCTGTATCGCCTTTGTCATTACCTCAACAACATGCTGTTTCGCCTCGCTTTTTTCAGCACGGGTTGGTTCGTCAGTGTTATTGTTTCCATAGGAATAAATATACGCTTCAGTCCATTCCTCTACAAGACCCGCCACCAATTCCCTAGTGTCATAGCCCTGTTGCCGCCACTTTTTTCCCGTTGTCGCACTATCTTCTGCTATCTGTTCCTCAATCTGATCTTTGTACTCCTTCATTAGCAGCCCTTCTACAGTAAACTGCTTTATTTGCGAATCGTGTTCTCCGCTAATGATGTCTTGAATGTCATTTTCGGCATCCTCCTCGCTGCGCTGTCTCATTGTTGATTTTCCTTTTGTATCAGCATCTTATCACAGGATCCTCAAATGTAAACCCCAACGTAAACATTTTTTTGACAATTCCTTGTGCCTGCGAATCTTATAGGTTTGTCAACGATTGACAACGATCTCTAACTGATTTCCCTGTTTTTTCGTTTCAGATAGCGTTTTGTTGATTTTGGTTTGTCTACTGGAACACTGCTGCCTTTGGTGTCAGGCTGAGGGGTTGGCGCAACTTTGTCTAGTGGGCGATCAGGAACAGCGTCCGTGCTAACCCCCAAATCACTAAAGTTTTTGCCGCCGTATGGAGTAGCGGTATCGATCATGTTTGTTGGCTGCAGGAACACATCGCCTTCCTCGCCGATTCCTGCGCGTCCAAGTTCTGCGCGGATTTCGTTCACGCTCAAAAACCCAAACTGCCGCGCAGTTGAGTAGATTTGGTAGCGCGTCTCTAGGTCGCTCCGCAGCAACGCATCAAACGATATTTCGGTCTTGACACCCTCGTCAGAACGCAGCAGTTTGCGATTCGCCTCTTGCTCTAGTCGCGCCGCCCAAGTCGAGAGGCAGTTACTTACCCACTCACGGTTAGCCTGCTCTGCGCTGCTGTAGGACGAGGCTCCAATTCCGATCACGCTTGGCGGCACACGGAAGATGCTGCAAATCTCTAGCCGTTGGTACTCGCGGCTCTCCATAAATTGCGAGTCCTGCGGAGACAATGACATCTCCGTCCATTTCAACCCGCCCTCCAATACCGCTATCGAACCTACATTCTCAACCCCCCTCATCCGCGCTTCCCACGACTCGCGCATCCGCTGTACCGCTTCGCTCGTCAATTCCTTGTCGGTAGTCAACGCGCCACTAGGTCGGGCTGCGTTGCGATAGTAGGTTGCGCCAAACCGTTCTGCTGCGATGGCGAGCGCGATGCTCTGCCGCGCTAGACTGATAGGGCTATAGCCTAACAACCCATCAGGGCTGTTCCACATCAGGTGAAACATATCGGTTGCGGGAATGATTTGTATCCCCGATTCCATCGAACCGCTCCACTGATACACCACCTCGCCATTTGGTAGTTTTTGCACCATCACCTCATCACCACGCAGGAAATGGAGCGCAACAGGAGTACCACCATCGTTGCGTTCAATGAGCGAGTAGCCGTTGCCAGTCAACACCGCGCTTGTGAGCATCAACTCGCGCCATGTCATCGCACCCATTGAGGGGTTGGGGTTGTCGGATAGCAGTTTCGATACGGGGTGTTCTGCTACCACCTCACGCCCACCGCTTTCGCCTGTTCCCATCACATTCCACGGCAGTTTCGCTAACTCGGTTGCAATCGCACTGACACACGCATTCACCGTGCTGCACTGCATCGCCTGAATAGGCGTAATCAGTTCACCAGTGTCGGATGCAATGCCTGTGTAGGTTTGCACCGCTTGAACGGGCATTCCGACAGGAGTACGACTTTTGAAACGCAATTTTTCAGAAAGCCATGTGCGCCAATTCATGGCTGCAAATTACCCGATTGCGGGAGTAAGACAATAGCCCAAACCACTAAAGCCAAATTAGCCCCCTGCTTTCATAAATGCTCTTGCGCTGCTTCTCATCGTGTGTTGCCGCCGCAATAGCAATCGTCAAGGCAATCACGGGGTCAATTCTTTCGACAGAACGCTTTTTGCTTGGTCTTGGGTTGCCAACACTATCCCGATCAACCACCACATTTGACATTGCCCACGCCAACACAGGATTGCCGTCATGGATCATTTCGTGTGCGATGATTGCGCGTTCTAGCATACGGGTGGGCGTGGCTAACTGCAAAAAAGACTGCGGGCAACGGAATACCGACAAACCACCCTGCTCTAATTCGTTGCCGAGGTTTTGCGCGTTGTAGGGGTCGTAGGCAATGTGCCGCACCTTGTACTTTTTTGCAAACTCAAAGACCTGTTCACGCAAATAGCCGTAGTCGGTTGTGTCGCCGCTTGTAAGCGTAAGCCAACCGTTCCGCGACCATTCCTCGTATGGAACGCCATCCCTCGTGCTGCGAATGTGCGCCCCCGCTTCGGGCGCATAGTTGTACGAGCGCGTGATAAGTTTGTCGCCGTCAACCCAAAGCAATGCAAGGCTTGTTAGGTCGGTGGTCTGCGCCAAATCAATACCGATGTAGCAGGGAAGGGTTTTTAGTTTGTCCTCGCTGAACCACTCACGGTTGGCACATTTGTCCCAATCACTCATGCGTATCCACCGATGCGAAGTGGTTATGTGTTGGCACAAAAAGTATGTGCGAAACGGGCTTTCGTATGACGGCTGATCGTGCGCTCGCTTTGCCTCTGTTGTGTACCAGTCAACGCTTGTGGTGTAGCCAAGACTCGGATTTGTCTGCCGCCATGTTGTTTCGCTTTTCCAATCTGCGTCCATGTCGGCGTAATACAAACAAGGCAAAAAGCCCTTGTTTTTGACAACCCCGCCACAAACTTTTTTTGCATATTCGAACAGGTCGTATTCCAACGATTCGCGCAGCACTCCCGCCGTAGTGATTGACACCATCAGCGGCTGTTTCCTTGCGCCCATGCTTGTCATAACCGCCTCCCACAATTCCCTGCGATTTTCCATTGCGTGAATCTCGTCCGCAATGCAAGCACTTGTGTTCAAACCGTGGGCAGACGGCGCATCACTTGAAAGCACCTTGTACACACCGTAGTTTTGCGGGCACACGAGCCTGCCTTGATACTGTTGTGTTTGCGCCCCAATGCGCGGCTCCTGACTTGCCATAGAGCACGCCCGTTTCAGACACAACCTTGCCTGCGCCCGATCACGGGCAATGCCAACCACTTCGGGCGTTGGTTCATCGTCCGCAAGTAGGTGATACAGCGCAAGTGCGGCAGCCAGTTCCGTTTTGCCTGCTTTGCGCGGAATAAGAATATGTGCCTGACGATATCGGCGCGTTCCATCGGGACGCAGCCAACCGTACAAATTGCCTAGCAGACAACGCTGCCACGGCAATAGCGCAAACTGCGTTCCCGCCCATTCGCCTTCCGTGAAACGACACACATGTTCAACAAAATGAATGACATGCTCTGCGGCCCGAGGATTCCAAACACAATCCTCTGCCGTTGCAATAGCGTCATAATTGGGTAGGTGATTGAAGCGCTCTGCCGCCCATTCATCCAACCGCTTTGGATCGACTGAATGTGAAGTCTTGCGTTTCTTCATGGGTTGTTTCAACTCTTGAACGCGCTGCGGGTGTCATACCAAATTCGCAGGAGTAACGGCGAACCATAAGCCCATATTCGATTTGCATAGCAACCCATGGGGACCGCTTGAATGACACAACTGCGCCTTGCGCATTTCTAACAGGTATCACTTCGCCTAATTTTTCAAGTTGCGCGGTTGCCTTTTTCCAACGCACTAGATATTCCGCAAATTGCTCAAGAGCGAGTTCGTCTACAACGGTTATCACTCGCATTGGTTCAAGCACGGCAACCAATCTGTTCCATTCAGCCAAAACTTCCTCTGAGGCATTGGCAGGCGGTTTCAATTTCTTGCGTTCAGGCTGCGGTTCTTTTTTTCTGCGGGTGGCGCGATAAGACCCCGCCAATCGAAGCAATGCTGTTGGTGTTGGAGGATTGCCGCTCATGTTCAGTTACGCCCTTGCAGGCTGTTCGCCTCGTTGTGGTTTTTGCCGCATAACATATTCAACGCCAAAGCGTTCTGCTAGGAAAATGCTTTCCTCATTGTTTGATAATGGTATTGCATCGCCCATAGGCTGCACGACAATATCAACAGAAAAGGAGGCTTTGCACCATAGAGCGTGTGCCAAATCGTCAAAAATGACGCACAATTCTTGTATTGGTTGCGTTTGCGCGAAGCGACAAATGCCTTCAATTGCGCCCAAGGTGATGCGATGCGCCTCATTCCAACCAAGCGTAGTTGCACATTGTTTGCGAAACAAACGCATATCAAGACCTTGGGAAAACGGTGGGGTTATCACACTGGTATCACCAATCCAAGCAACGAACATTGTGATGCTATTTGCTTCGCGGATACCCCGTATCTTGACATCTAGCGGTGTTTTGATGTTGTCGTGGCAACGCTTACATAGCGGTTGCAGATTGCTAGAGTCGTTTGTACCACCGTCCGATAGGGGAACCTTGTGGTCAACAACAGCGGCTGCCACCGTTTTCCCCGCTGCTAGGCAGAGGGCGCAAAGCGGTTGTTGACGCAATACGGCAAGTCGTTTCTTGCGCCACTGGTAGCCGTATGTGGTTTCGTTCAGACTTCGAATCTTGTGTGGCACTACTTTCCCTGCTGTTGTATAAGCGGTACTTCAAACGGAATGCTTTTGATTGTGATTGCCAAAAAATCGGTAAAAGACGATATCTTTGCGCTTGTCTTTTCTGCTACTTGGGAATCATCATTCCACACCGCTGCCGCAGTCAAGGCATCCATTACGGCTTTTTCCAAATTGTCGAGGTCGGGACGCGCCGTGCGATAGACAACAGCACCACCTGTTTTTTTTACTGCGGTATTTGCAAACCCAAACAGCAGTTCAAGACGAACCGCCCCTTCGATGCAACCTACCCCCTTTTCAATAACAGCGTTGATAATTTGCTGTTTGTATTCCTGCACGGGATGTGTTTTGGGCAAATACATGTGGACAAAGCCGTTTCGGGCAGTTGCCCGATGACGAGGCTGTGCAATGGGTTTTATTGGCAACACCAAACGCACTTCGGTCAGTTCATTTGCTGCAGCACATTCTGAATTTTCGTTTCCAGTTCGTCTAGCCAATTCATTGGTCTCCCGCGTGCTTTGTGGTAGCGAATGAAGGATAAAATAACACGAAGTCGTTCATCGCACATTGTACAACACAAAAGCCAACGGCTAGCATTTTCCTCACAAGCACGGCGCTTGGCTTCGCAATCCGACTCCATGCCCTTATGCTATCCACCGCAACAACGC